AGCTTGAAGAAAAGCAAGCTGTAGAAGCTGACGAAAAGGCTGCTGTAGAAGCAAAACAGGAAGAGCAAAAAACTATAGTAACATCAGTAATGTCTGGTGCTGAAAAGTTAATGCAAGATCTAGAGGCTAGAGTTAATCAAAAGAACGAAGATCTAGAAAGTGTTGTCAAAGAACTTGAGAAGACTATTGCAGAAAAATCCGAAGAAGTTATGAAAATGAGAGAATCCAAAAGGGTCTTCTCAGATAGAGGTAACTCAGACTGGAAAAAAGCTTTTGAGCAAGATATTCTTGATGCAAAATTCGCTGGTGTTGCAACTGGCAAAGGGTGGAATAATGAGTATGCAGAAAGTGTAATGCAGAAAGTAAACGAACATTCAGGTGTTCAAGTTTCTTCCGCTGACTTTGAGCAAGTTGTTTCATCAAACATTGAAAGAGATATTCAGAACGAACTAGTATTGGCACCATTATTTAGAGAAATCGTTATGAGTTCTGCTAACATGATAGTTCCAATCTTACCAGATAGTGGCTATGCTGAGTTTGCTTCAGCACAAACAGCTTCAGGTTCTTCACCACACGGTAACCTAGCTGAAAGAGGCGATACTTATGGCGCACCATATGGTGGAGTTGATCTAACAGAAAGATCACTTTCAACAAAGAAACTAATTTCACAATCTTACTTAGGTAATGAAACTGAAGAAGATGCAATTTTACCAATTTTACCTTTAATTAGAGAATCTATGGTAAGATCTCACGCTAGAGCAATTGAAAATGCTATTCTAGCAGGTGATGACGCTGACGGTGCTTTTGGTACTTCAGGTGCTTCATTTGAAGGTCTATTGCACTTAGCAAGAAATGACAGTGATTATACACAGTCATCAACAGCTTTTGCTTCAGACAGTTTAACAGCTGCAGAGTTGTTAAGCCTAAGAAAGAATATGGGTAAATATGGTGTTAACCCACAAGACGTGGTATACATCGTATCTCAAAGATCATACTTTGAATTACTAGAAGATGGTGAGTTCCAAGATGCTAACCTAGTTGGCGATATGGCAACAAAACTATCAGGCGAAATCGGTCAGGTCTTCGGATCAAGAGTATTACTCTGTGACGAATTTGCCACACCAGCAACAGGTGCTTTCGCAGCAATTGCTGTATACCCAAGAAACTTTGTAATGCCAAGACTCAGAGGTGTAACCATTGAGTCCGACTACGAAGTAGCAAACCAAAGAAGAGTCCTAGTGGCTTCACAAAGAATCGGATTTACTGATTTGATTGATGGTGCAACTTCAAAATGGGGTTACATGTATTCAGCTAGTTAATAGCTAATATGGCTGGAGGGGAGCCTATCCCCTCACTTTTTGAACTATGGCAGTAATAACAGGTGGAAATAATTTAATAACTTTACAGCAATACAAAGACTTTGCTGGGATTAATGGTCTTAGCGAAGATGCTAAGATTAATGTTATTATACCATCAATAAGTCAAGCAGTAAAAAGATACTGCGGACTTTCATTTTTGGACTACTATAGTACTAATAAAACAGAATATTTTGATATAAAAGACAACATGACAAACGCAGTCATGCTAGATGAAAGCCCACTTGTTACAGTAGTATCAGTAGAAGAAAGAAGCTCACAGGCTGATAGCTACGTTACATTAATAAGCGAAAACTCAGACTCAAGTGGCAAATATGATTATACAGTGGATTACGAATCCGATACAATTTTTAGAACAACAGACACAGCAGACAAAAACTTTCCAAAAGGAAGAAAAGCAGTAAAAGTAGTATATAATGCAGGGTATGCATCTACACCATCAGACATTAAATTAGCTTGTTTTGATTTGGTAAAATACTACTTAAAAGATGAAAGAAAAGAAAGATTAAATATAGCAGGAGCTACAGTTTCTAACCAAATTAGTAGTTCTATACCAGGAAATATTGATTTCCCAGACTATATCAAGCGAATACTTGATATGTATAAGGTATATAAATAGTGACAAAATATGTAGTTCAGAAAGCTCCTATACAGGGCGGACAAAACTACGAATCTATAGCAGAAAGATTAGTAGATAATATATTTAGAGCAGACGATAGTTTTAGAGAAGATGTAAATACTGCTTTAGTTGGTCGTTTAAATATAACTCAAACTTTTATAGATAGACTAACTTTTTTCTATGGATCAAAAAGTAGAGAACAGTTTGAATTTATTCTTGGAGAGATAGGTGTAGGAAATGCTGCACAAATAAAACAACAGGTAGATAATATTAGCAAAAGACTAGGAGTGTCGCTAAGATCAGGACTAGACTTAGATCACCAAGATATAACTTATATAAATACAAGAACAGCAATAGTAATAAATCTTCTACAAGGAGCTTTAGCAGAAATTGAAGACGATGAAACTTTTGGTACAGGAGTAAGTCCAGAGACAGGAAGATTTGTTGGACAACTTGGTGGAAGAAGAGGCGGTGCAGAACTCGTAAAAAGACAAATTAAAGAGCTTCAAAAGCAATTAGCTTTTATGGAAAGACTAGCTGCTCAAATAGACTCTTATGGTAATATTGAGCCTGGAACTATTGATAAAATTATAAAAGATTTAGAAGAGCAATCTTACATAAAAATAGATAAAGAAAAGTATGTTGCTGCTTTAGATGGGAAAGCTGAAGTTAAGTTTGGATTTACAACACCTAAATATAATCAAAGACAAAAAGGTAGAGTACAAGAAGCGTTAGGAAAAATTAGAAACGCAACTTTAAGAAACTACGACCAAACTTTAACTACTAGTGAACAAAAACTATACGAAAAACTTGCTAGGGCTTCATTTGAAGTTGAAGGTTCAAAAAGAGTTGATGCAGAATTAATAGATCAACTTACTGCAGCTTTTATGCAAAGAAGAGCAAAAGTATATAAGAGTGCTAGTACTAAAAAGTTTACTCCAAAAAGAGCTAGTACTGGAAAACTAAGCGGAGTAAAAAGACAGAATAGTAAAGCAGCTACTAAGAAAAGAAATATTGTAGCAGAATTACAGGCATATGCAGCTGCAACAAAAGCAGGTAAAGAAGTAAGACAAAAGCCAACAGGACAAAGAAGATTAAACATACTAAAAGAAAATATTAATAGAAGACTGCCAGATGCAGTTGAAGCAAATATGGGAAGACCTGGGTTAGAATATCAATCAGGAAGATTTGCAAATAGTGTAAAACTAGATAATCTAATACAAGGTCCAAAAACAGTTATAGGAGAGTATTCTTATATGGAAAATCCATATGCCACTTTTGAAAATAGCGATAGATGGCCAAGTGGATATAACCCAAGACCTCTAATTACAAAAAGTATTAGAGAACTTGCGCAAAAAGCCTTGGGGAATAAGTTTACCCTAAGGAAAGCATAATGGCAGTATATAGAACAAAAAGAAAAAAGATAGTAGATGCTTTAGTTGAAAAACTAAAACAAATTGATGGAAGTCACCCTTACATATCAAATGTTTTTGAGAATGTAAAGGGAAACATGATCTTTCTGGACGAGATAGAATCTTATCCAAAAGTTTGTGTTGTAGCAGGAGATGAAACTCGTGAGTATCAACCTGCAGAATTTAAATGGAGATTTTTAACGGTTACAATTAGGGGATACGTTAAAAACGAAGAGGATCCCCAAGAAGAACTCGCATTATTGTTTGAAGATATTGAAAAAATAATTGATGATAATGATGCATTGGTGTATGATGACACTGTTAATCCAAGTCTTAACACTACTTCTATGACAGTTATTAGTTTAACTACTGATGAAGGAGTAATAAAACCTTTAGGAATTGGAGAAATGGTTGTTGAAGTACGATATTAGGAAACGGCATGGCAGATAAACATCTTGCTGGTCCCTTTCCGAAGATAATAGGAGAAAAATAATGGCACTTAATTTATCAAGAGAAACGCGAGTCTACCTTAGTAAAGTAAATGGGGTACATGCTAGCGGATCTGGAATTAAAACCGCATCTGTAACAAGTGGTGGTACAAGTGGCTATAAAGTAGGCGATGTTTTAGTACAATCTGGAACTGATGGGTCTGGAACAGGCGCAAGATTCAGAGTAGCTGCTGTTAGTAGTGGTGTTGTAACTCATGTTTTTGTACCAAATAATGGTAGAGGAAGCGGGCATGCTGCAAGTGACGTAATTACTTGTGCTGCAGCTGGAAATACCAGTATTGATAGTAGTACTTTAGTTGGTGATGTAACTATTACAGTTGGTTCCATTGGCGGAACAACAACTGTTGATGGTTCAAGAACAGCTTTAGGACTATTTAAAGGAAACGGTACAGATGCTAATACTTTCCGAGTTGGTGTATTAGATGGTTACTCATTCTCACAAGCTAACACTACAACAGACGTAACAATTAACGAAGCGGGTGCTACACCAAATAGAGGATCAAAAAGATTTAATGACTCTCTAGACGCAGGTGAGTGGTCTTTCCAAACTTATGTAAGACCATATAAGCACAGCGCAAATAGCTGGGGTACAGAAAATGACCATGATTCTGTTGAAAACTTTTTATGGTCTGGTTTAGCAGGTACTGAATTAGAAGGTATTAATAGTGGAAGCGGCGCAGCTGTAACTACAAGTAGCTCTAACTTTTTAGTAGACTTTGCAGAATCTGAAGTACACGAACTAATGAAGTTTCAACTTTACTTTGTTCTAGAAAACACAACATACAGACTAAATGAATGTCAAGTAAACCAAGCAGAAGTTGATTTCTCAATTGATGGTATTGGTACAATTACTTGGTCAGGAAACTGTACAACTATTGACCAGATCTCTGATCCAATAGAAGATCCAAATACTGTTTATAGTTCAAATTCAAGTGACTCAGCAAGAGCATACTCTGCAAATGCTTCAGAAGACTATGCAGAAGCTATGAACTATGTTGATGTAACTGGTGTTGATGATGCAGACTACATTAAGAACAAGCTTTCAACCTTGAGTTTAGTTGTTGACTCAGCACAAGGTGGAGGAGCAGCACAAGGTGGTCTTGACGCAAAAACATATTCAGGTGTTAAAATTACTGGGGGTAGTATTACTTTCACAAATAATATTACTTATCTAACTCCAGAAACATTGGGTATTGTTGATAAGTCTATTGGTTCATTTACAGGATCAAGACAAATTTCAGGAACATTAAATATGTATCTTGAAACAGGATCAACAGCTTCAAACCAATTATTGCAAGATTTACAAGCATCAACCGATCTTGTTACAAACTCTTTCAATATGAGTTTATTTATGGGTGGCGCATCTGCTCCATATGCGGAGTTTGATATTCCACAAGCCCATTTAGCAATTCCAACAATTGAAGTTGCTGACCTAATTTCAGTTAGTGTTGAGTTTGCTGCTTTAGGTACAGCTATTACAAACACTGATGAAGCTACAGTGAAGTACGTAGGAAGTAAGTCACATAACGATAGTACAAACTACGGAGCTGATTACTCAGTATAATGAGTTTTAACTTTCTTAGAGAAAGTAAAGTATACGTTGTATACAACGGGAGTTACT